CTTGTGGTTCGAGTACAACAAACAAAGCACGTTGTTGTAGAGTATCTACTGATTTAACTACAGCTACTTCAGCTTCTTTTTTATTTGGTTGTTCTGAATCAGCTACACACTTTTCAATGAGTGCTAATAAACCTTCCAACAATTTCTCTTTCATTGATTAACCTTTGTTACGCAGCGTTATCGCTGTTTACAGCGCTGTTGTTACCAAGAGAGCTTCCAGTACCGCTACCCATTCCTTCTTTCATACCATCACCAGCACGAGACGTATGAGCTGTCAGCATCTGAAGCAAAGCATCTTCACTCAGATCAGCTAGAGAATCGGTATTCAATCCACACTTCTTCCAGAAGTCGATTAAAAACTCTTTCTGCAAGGGGATTAATCCAACTGCCCCTAACCGTTGCCCTAATTTTCCGTATTCATCTGGATTAATTTGGTCTAAGGCGTCAAGTTGAAATTGCGGGATGTCATCTTCTTGTAAGCTAATGCGGTTGATTTCCATTAACTGCTTCACCAGATCGTTCTGGATAACAGATTGGATAAACAGCATGTGCTTTTCCATGAAAAAAGCATGTAAGCTTGTTTTAGCATCAGCTAGGGAGTAACTACCATTGGCTTCGTTACCTAAGTTGATAAATCCAGCGCCGAATACATCTAGGATAGCTTTCTTACGTTCGTTGATAATTGTATCGGTTGAGACAACATTAGTAGCTGTACCAGTTACGCCAGCAAGCTCAAAGTCATAAGTGTATTTACCAGTCCCAGATTCACCTTGGACATCAGAGCCAAGCATGATGAATGTCTGATCGCCATTGTGCATTAACGCAGCTTGTTGCTGTAATGCCATCAATGTTTTGTATTCATTCGACTCAGGATCTTCAGCAGCTTTATTGATATGCTCAGTAGGAACACGTAAAACGACGAGTCCATTTAGCCCTTTAGACGCACCAGACACTTCCATAGCTTCGATTAACACTTTCTCTTTCCACGCTTTGTAACAAGCATTTAGAGGAGATACGCCAATGGGTGAGCTGTTCTTACTATCCCAAGAGAATAACATGAACTTGTTTCGTTTCATGTAGGAATTGGGGTCTGAGTTATAATTGTAGGTTTTAGTAGCGCCTAAGTTTAACCCTTGTGGTGGATATTGACGTAAGCCAATAACTGTTCTACCATCATCATCAAACTTCCACTGCTCAATACTATGTTGAGAACGTGGAGCAAGCTTCTTTAGCTTCCAAACATACTTAGAGTGTTTCTTGCTGAAGTTAGGTTCGTAGACTTTTTCAAGCCATGAGAAACCATATTGTAGATAGGTGAGAATGTTTATGCAGCTTTCATACCACGTAACATCTTTTAAGTTCTTTAAGTTCCAATTCAAATAATCACAGAATTCTTTAGCTTCTGTATTCTTAGAGTTGGTGATAAACTTTGCATTAGCTAGTGCTTTAGTTAGGAAAGCTTCTGCCGTCCCTAACGCAGCACCGACTGTAGCGTCTTGTCGCATCTTTTCGTATGTAACAAGATTGTAAGGAGCAGTAAGCTCTTTACGCATTTCATTTTGAATCCAAGATCCAACAGCACGAAGATTTGGTGTTCCAATCTCACCTGTACGAATCCTTGTAGATTCTACGGAAGTGGAAGCTTCGGCTTTCTTGATCTCGATTTGATCCGTAGTATCGGACATTTATTTCTCCGAATAATATTACATATCTGCCAAAGCTATTGCTTTAGTTGTTGGAGGTGGAGCAGCGAATGCGCCGAGATTTGGAACTGTGTAAACTTTAGCTGTGTTCAAGTAATTGAAGGCAGTAGCTACGGCATCCACGAAATCGTCATGTCGCGTTTTTGTAGATTTGGTAACGCCGTCAAAGTTCTCACATTCTCTGTAGAAATAGTCGAGTGTTTTTCTCTCCCAGCCAGATTCAACAACGAACACTAATCCATTTTGAACAGCAGTAAAGAAAGGTTCAGCTTTTTTCAACTTACTTGCGTTACTGTTTGATACGTCTCGTTTAGGAATTAACCCTTCGGACATTATCTGCTTACACATGTATTCAAATGCTGTAGCTCCACCAGCACCATTATCTTTAGGAATTACGATATGAACGTCTGTCCCGTCTCGTTTACCTTGAGCAATAATGGTAGCGTCACGATCACCAGCGCGTTTGCGGTAGTAATCGCCAGACATTAAGTAGTAATAGCCGTCTTTTGATTTAGCCATTAACACAGAAGCTGTCGCGTCACAACCTTTCGTTGAAGGTGTATCGTCTGCTGTGGATGCTAAGTCGTATCCTCGACACATGAAACAGTTAGCTGGGACACTAGAAGCTTTCTTAACATCTTCACGTTTGAAGAATATTCCCGTATCGTCTGTCATTGCCCAACAACCTAGGAGCAATTGCTTACGCTTAGCTTCTGGCATACTGTCCAATTTCTTTCGATAGGAAGCGTCGAGAGTATCCAGCGCTACGTTATCGTCTAAGGTTGCTGGAATGTATGTGTAAGTCTCTGGCTCTTTACCCCAAGACTCACGTAATTCATCGGCATCCCAAGAAGTGTAAAGTTCACCTTCCACGATAACAAAGTATCTGCGTTTTCCAGATAGTTCTTTGATTGGATAATCTTCTTCGTCCAAATAATCTCGTATCCACGAGTAAATGAAGCTATTAGGGTCGGGGTTGAGTGTACAGCGAATTGATTTTGGAATACCAGACATCGAACGGTTACGAGAACGTATAACGTCGAATTGATATTGAGTTCTAAATTGAGCTTCTTCAAAAAAGGCACAGTTGATTTCTGTACCATACCCTCGTGTTCATTAGTAGTCGTTAATTACTAACCGCCTTTCGGCTGCTGCATGTCACCATACAGTTCAGACTATATCATCACCTTGTTAGGTGCGCTGCGCTTCGCTACACTTGTAGCTACTCTACTCCCTTCCAACAAGTGTTGTGGTTTCGATAGTCGTTGCACGTTCCTTCATATATGAAGGCTTCGCTCAGGATTGTCTACTAGAGAGTTCCCCTGAATTCACAGCGTTTTAGATACCCAGTATTTAGGCATCCGCATCCTTGTCTGTGCTTAGATAGGAAAATGTAGTCCTAGCGCCAGATGGAAACGTGATTGTTTTTTGCTGTTCGTTGATTTTAGCTTGACCCAAGAATCTACCATTTGAGTCAACAAGATAAGGCATATACATGCGTTTGGCATCAACCCAAAGACCTTTATCGATCTCTGTTGATGTGGTTCGGAAGAACACACTGAAATATAATGGGTCGTGGATACCTAACAAATTTACGCACAATGCACCATAGGTTTTACCACCACCTGCACCCTAATAATTTTACAGTCGCTACACTGTTTCCTTCATTTCTGAAGTAATTGGATCATATCTTCCATCGTCAGATGGCTTCCTGTTTCGAGTGACCAATAGCTTGTCACCCTACGTCCTTACACTCATCGGGACTGATCTCTACACGTTCTCTTTAAGAGCTTCGCTCGGTATTGGCGTATCGGATATTTATACCCAACTTAGCTTTCACCGAATTAAGGAAGTTTAACGGCGGCAGTATTATTTACCGCCGAAGAATACAATGCTTTCTTTAGCGTTTGCGAATTCTAACTGTTTAGGTTGAAGCTTAATCTCAGGAATTTTCTGAACGGGCTTCTTCCTTATGTTATGTTGTTTAGTCATATTTCTCCTTTATTTAATATGCTTTAAAAACACATTAAAGAAAAGAGCCAGAATCAATCTGGCGTAGTTATAACAAAACCCTCTATATTGCAAGAGGGCTTTATCTTCCTCACATTTCAAATCATAATGCTTGAATATGTTTTGGATATGGAATTGGCAAGGCAGGCTGGATTCGAACCAACATCGTACGGTTTTGGAGACCGACATTTTACCATTAAACTACTGCGATATGAATTGGTCTCAGTGGTAGGACTCGAACCTACATAATCTTGCTCCCAAAGCAAGCGGTCAACCTTTGACCCACGCTGAGAAAAATGAAGCTCAACATACAGTGTAGAGGTTGAGCGTTCTTATAACTAAAGGCTTCTATGAGCCAAACATCTTAAGTTCTCTTGGAATTACCAAGGCGGCGAACTTACAAGCCAATAACAGATTAACGGACTGCTCTAAGTGTCACAATGACACATTCCGTCGATTATTTCTCTTTGTTTATAGACGTTAACCGTAGCCATCTAATTGCATCAATCGTCTCACACAAATACCTTGAATTAAACTCATTAAATGCACCAGCATTCACCTTATTACAGGTGGAGACAACAACCTTAGGGATACCTGAACCTAATATTCAGTGGGCTAAGGGACGGCTAGTTGTTTTAGTATTCCCAAACCACGTCAATGTGTGAATGGGAAATTCTTTAATTATACAAGCTCGGTTGATGAGGCGACTGTAGACCAATCATCTAAATCCAAACCCCAATCTTGCTCAACGTAATAAACGCCTTCATCTGTCATAACCTCTCCTTACTATTCAGATTACTTAGTTTTCGCTTTACGACCAGCTTTTACTTTCTCTGCTGGTACATTATCTTTAGATTCTTCAACTACTGGAGAATCTACAACAATACTATCTTCTTTTACTTCTACTGTCAACTCTTTTTCTTCAACAGCATCTTCATAAGCTGATGCGAAGAATGGAGTACGTAAAGAAGTAAAACGTAAACTGATACGATCTAATTGAGCACAAATAGCTTCTGCTTCGGCTTCTGTGAACTTACCTTGCTTAGCAGCAGCAACTGTTAAATCTAACAGTGTACGACCATCTACAACATCTTGTTCTACGCCACCGATCACAAGCTTCATACTCAAGCGAGTTGCTACAAGCATTTGGCAATAACTCCAATCTGATAACTTAGAGCCTTGCTCAATGATACCTTTAAAGAAATGGCGACTACCAGCGTAGTTCAGATTAACTAATTTATTTGACATGGGATTCCTTGTGAACAACAAAAAGAAAACTCGCTAGGCGAGGAGAGGTGCTGGAGGAGAACAGCCACCTAGCGAGTTATGAGGGTGTATAGACGAACTATACTTTGTTGTTATTGATTATTCGTTACATTGCTGAGAAGCTAACAACAACATTTTGATACGTTGATTCATCTTCTGTATCTTCGGCTTCTTGTTGTTGCTGTTTCAGCGCTCTTGCTTGTTCATCTTTGATTTGCTGAATTTCAACACGATCGTTATGGATCACTAATTGATAGTATTTCTCAGAGATGAATACATAGCATTTCATAGCTTGATTGAGTTCACCAGATAACAATGCTTTATCGGCAATCTCTTTGATTTTACGTAAGGCTTCTGGGCCTTCTTTCATTAAGAGGTTTTCAAGAGAAGCTTTAGCTGCGCGTTGTTTATTTCCGGTAGTTCCTTTTTTACGCCCAGCGGCGTTGCCACTAACCCCTTTAACAAAACGACCTTTATCGTCTCTTACTTTTTCTACTTCAGACATCATATGTCCTTAAATCTTTACAAATATCTACAGGGATTTTATTACAATTTCTTTATATGTCAATAGCTGACAGTAAATTATGTAAA